GATGCTTTTACCCATAGCGCACCGCTTTTTGCTGGTCCAAATGAGTGGCTACATATCTTTCTTGGTCTACCTCTTCGCATTTACTTCCTCCTAGAATGGAATATGTTCATCATCGTCTACAAACCCATTTTCAAAATTGCTTGGTGTACTTTCATTCTCTTTCAAGCCATATGTAAGGACTTTGGCCACAATCTCTGTAATGTATCTTTTCCCTCCGTCTTTTTCATATGATCTAGTTCTTAGCTCACCATTTACTGATACAAAATCACCTTTCTTTAATCCACTGTATTTTTCCGCATCAACCCAGCATACAATGTTGTGATATTGTGTACTCTGTTGCTCATTCACATATTTATTTGTTGCCATTCTAAATGTAAGTACTGGCTTTCCTGTTTTTGTGTATCGTAGTTCTGCATCCGCTACTACATTACCGCTTAAAAATACCTCATTTACGTTTATCATTTAATTCTTCCTCCCATTTTTCACATTCTTTACTAATTACGCATAATGCCATTATTGTTACTCCTAACATTGCCCCTATCACAATACCTATCCCTAGTAGTGCCATGTTTTCCCTCCTCAAGTCTTATTAATCTGTAAAATCTATAAGGATATCCTTCTTCTGATACAGACTCAACTACACTATCTGTTTCTACGTAATAGCCTTTTGGCGGTTGGATATAATCTCTCCATTCGCTCGGCTTTAAAATCTCTGTTTTTACTTTTGGTTTTTCTAAGTTCTTGCTACTGTTCCACCTGCGCTTAAATGCATCTTCTTTATCTGAATAGCATGCACTTCTTTTTTCTTTTACAAAGTAGCTTGCTAATCTCACTGCATCTTCTGCTCTTCCTTGATACAACATCAACTTATGCATGCCATGTGGCCAAAGTTCATTCAATTCATCTGAATATAGTTCTGCATTATTGATGATCATGTGGAAATGTATTCTTGTTTTTCCCTCCGCTATGTAAATGTATTTCAATTCTTTATCCAGTTTTTTATATCTACGTTTAAGCCGTCTTATAAAATTCTGAATATCTTTCTTTGCATCTTCCCATGTAGCAGGCTGTTCTTTATATGTGAGTGTGATGTAACAATCATTTGTAGTGAAGTTATTATCAATCAACATACGCAGCATTGCTTCTGCTTGTTTTTCATTTTGCTTTTTCACGGCTTCTGGTGTGATGTTTTTCTTTTTTACACGCTTGCCATTCTTTCTATATGTTCTTGATGTGTGATAATCAAGTACTTCTATCATGTTTTTAGATATGACTTTTTTACGCTTCCTCATCGTAATTACCCCATGGTTGATTTGTTAATATGTTATATCTAGTTAATAAGAAAAGCCTTGGAATAAGCTTTTCCCTAGTCTTTTATGCCCATGTGTGATATAATTACGTTAGGTTTGGTGCGTAATTACGTGCCTGAAAGGGCTACTTTAATCGGTAGCCTTTTCTTTTTGCCTAGGATAATTGCAATGCATGTCACCTTGTTCAATCTCTAAATATTGGCATGCATCGCAATGTTCCATACATATAATCCCTTTGGCCTGTCTACAGTGTATGTAGGCATGGCCTTTTTTATTGCACTCATCACATATGCTGCAGTGTTTACTCATTGCAAGTCACCACATCAAGTAATATCCCTCTTGTTCTCTCTGCTAGATAGAACGTATATTCCTTAATTGGTCCTTTCCCTGTAACTCGCATTTCATAACTACCTGCTTTGCGCTTCAAGAATATGGCGCATCCATTGGCCAATATTGTGAAGTCCATGCTATTGGCTTTGTTATTTACAGTTATGCTTTTAATACAGTCCTTAATAATTTCAGCTTCTTCTTTAGTGAACTTTAAATATCTTATTAGTAGGTCCATTGCTTTTTCTTTTTTGAGTATCATGTTTTATCACCTCCTTAACCCTGCCTAACATCCAAATTGTTATCCCCGTAGCAATTGTTAAAACTATATTGATTAAGATTTGCCAGCCTTCTGCTTGTTCAATTCCTCCATATAGGCCTAACCCCAATAGCGCCAACCCCCATTGCACGGTTGTAATTAGATTAATAATGTTCATCTTCTATGCCCCCTTTAGCCACTTCATGTGCTGGCCTTTCATCCATGCTTCAAATTTATCTACATGTACCAGCGTTTGTTGTGGACCCAACTGCATGCATATTTGGTCAAACTTACCTTCATTGCGGATCATATCTATTCTTCTATAGATATACATTTTGCTACGCCCCCATATCTTAGCTAGTGTGCTAATAGGAACATACTTTGGTTGAACACTTTCCATTACTACACATTCCTTTCTGTTTAATCTTCTTGTTCTAATTTGCTGAAATCTACTTTTATGTTGTATCCGTCTTTTCTTGCTGAATTAATTGCACCCACTAAATCATTTAACTTATTGCTTATATTCTTCATATGCATCTGCATCGGATGAGTAAAATTAATTTTTATTGTTCCTGCCATTCTTATTTCTTTCATTTATATTTCCCCTACTATATGAGCTTCTTTCATGCTATACTCATCTCAAAAGGAGGTGATTATAATGTCTGGTGTTTATCGAACTGCACAAATTTGCAAAAATGGTCATGTTATTACATCTAATACCAATAACACTGCTCACCTATCTAATTTCTGTTCTGAATGTAGAGCTGAGACTATATCTTCTTGTCCAAAATGTAATACACCTATTCGTGGTAAATATGATGTTCCTGGTGTCATGGGTATTTCAACCTATACACCACCTAAATACTGCCATCATTGTGGGCATCCATTCCCTTGGACTGAAAGCACTTTAAACTCAATTTCAGAACTCTTAGATATGCAAGATCAGTTAACTGAAGATGAAAAACAACATTTTATGTCTTATTTACCAATCATCTTTGATGAAACTCCTCAAGCAGAAGTAACCGCTTTAAAACTAAGATTATTGTTTAATAAATTACCTTCTGAAATCGGTAGTTTAGCCAAAAATGTTATTACTGATGTTATATCTGAAAGCATCAAGAAAATTCTTTTCCCTTGATACGATCAATTAACAACTTGTAACCTTTGCATTCATCAAAGCCACAATTGTATTTTTTCTTTAACACCCAACAATCACATACTTGTTTTAATTTCGCCCCACAATGTTCGCAGAAGTTTCCATCAATTACTTCCACATTACATTTGGGGCATTTTACTTTTTCTCTTTCATTTGATTTCACCTCTGCTAATTTACAACTTGTATATTATGCAAGTTATTATGTAAAAAAATATCTACTCTACTAGAGCAGTCTAATCCAAGCCAATCACTAATCATTGTAGCCTCTACTACATCAAATTGTGTTTTTCCATTCATTTTGCTGTTAATGGTTGTAATAGATACCCCTAATAACTCTGCTAAGTCTGCATATGTTTTCTTGTGTTCTACCAACAACCCTTTCAATTTTTCTAGTTTCATCTTTTCACCTCACTTTACTTGCACCATATGCAAGTTTCTAGTTACATGATAAGCCCATTAGAAAAACCTGTCAACCGTTCTATGCAAGATTTTATAAAAGTTTTATAATTTTTCTTGAATTTTATTCAAGTTTATTGTAATATAAGATTGTAAGGGCGATTCTTATTTGGAGGCATATTATGAGTATCGACGAAAGAAATACAATAAATAAAGAAATAGGAGAAAGAATAAAAACTATTAGAAAACAAAAAGGTATAACATTAGCTGACCTAGGAGCAAGATTAGGTATTAGTGAAAGCAATATGCAAAGATATGAATCAGGCAAAATTGCTAGTGTTTCTATTGATTTTATTAATAGATTAGCTCCTATATTAGAAGTAAAGCCAGAATGGTTAATTGGTTGGGATAAGGATGATGCTTCTCAAGGGTATTATCTAGATCATGAAACCGCTGAATATGCTGAATACCTTCGCACTCGTCCTTCTGCTCGTTTATTATTTTCCGCATCACGTGGCATTTCCAAAGAAGACATGGAAAAAGCAGTTGAATATATTGAACTTTTAAAATTAAAACATAATAAATAATACTATTAGGGGTTGTTAGTGTGATTAT